GATATTGCTGCCTCAGATACTGTTTCTCCAGTTGCTGCTAAACCTGACAATGCAAGATTAACTACAGTTGTAGAACCTGGTTTATAAAGTACTACTACTTTACCACCACCTGGAGCTAAATGATTTGATAATATCTGACTAGCCATTTAGTTATTCTCCCCACTGTGATGCAAAACTAATTAGTTGTTGCGTTCCAAATTTTGTTAAGAGTTTATTTTCAAACTCTTTTTTATTTTCGTCATTTAAACTTTCATATATTTTTTTTAATGCTTGTGCATCTTCTAATGTAAGTTTAAATTCTTTATTCTCTACAGTTACAATTCTATCTTCTGTAGCATTTATAATACTTTCTAAAACTGTATCTTCAGACTGTGCTTGTTTAGTAGCAGTAGCATGCATAACACTTTCTGCATCTTTACCATATCTTTTAATAAAGTCATGTGTATTCTTTTTCATGCCTTTAACAATTTCTTCTTTTCTTTTCATTTGTGAATCAGACATTTCGTATACTGCTTTATCGTCTTCATGATCTGTTCTTTTCTTTTTTCTCTTCTGTTTCTTACCAGAAAAAATATCATCATTAGAACCATTTTTTGGTGTATGAGGATAATCAGTTTTTTGAATTACGTGTTTGTCTACAAAAGCCTTGTCACCAGGTGACTTTGGATTTGCAAAATCTGATTCTTTAACTATTTGTTTCAGAGTTTTCATCTGTTGTTTCTCCTGTGGCTTCTGTTGCATCATCAGCATCAAGCTCTTTTTCTTCTTCAGGTGTTAATTCCATTTCAGTATCTTCATCAGGTATACTGTCTTTATTACCACCTTCTTCAGCACCATCACCAACTTCTCCTGTTGGATCCAATCCTGCTAGCTTAGCTGCGACTTTTGCTCTAATAGCTTCCACGCCAGCATTTACTTTATCTTTCATTAGATCGCCAAAGGCGTCTCCAAATTTTGCTGGTTTACCTGTGGCTGCAAACTTAATCATTTCGTCACTATTGTTTTCTGGCATAATAATATCCTTACGTATATATATTTATAATTCTTGAGCTGGCGGTTCTTCCTCAGGAGGTTGATCGTCCATTGGTTCATCTGGCTGTGCTTCTTTACCAGCAGGCTCAAGTTCTTGATGAATAGTTCCATCCTCTTGTTCCTCTGCTATTTCAGCATCCATTTGTTCTATTTGCTCATCTGTCATTCTTAAAATATTCTTCTTAGCCCATTTTTGTGAGAAGTATCTACCAATAAATGGGTCAACATTATTTAGGGCGTTAATTCTCTCTGTTTGAATTTCCATTTCTTTAAGTTCAGAGAAGTGATTATCTTCCATAAAGTCGTATCTAATAAACTCTTTAGCTTCTGCATATTCTTCTAAAGTCATAATACCTTTAAGTACTAATTGTTTCTCCATAACTTTATCAAATAATATTGAGAATCTATTACGAGTTCTACCAATAAACTTTTGGAATTTTAATTCATCTCTACTTATCTCTGTACTTCTACCAAGTTGGAAACCAGTTTCTGATTCTAATCTTGATACAGGAACATTTAATGATCTGTATAATTTCTTTTGGAAGTATAGTACGTCTTCTAGCTCACCCAAGTTTTGACCACCACCTAAAGATGATATCTCTGTACCTCTACCACCTTCTCTTCTAGGTAACCAATAGTCTTCTAACATTGTCATGAACTTACGATCGTCTCTTACTTCTCCAGTACCAGCATCATAGACTAATCTATTTTTATGCTTTACCATCATATCTCTTAGATACTGTTCTGCTTTCATCTTAGGAAGATTACCTACATCAATATAGAACACTCTTCTTTCAGGTGCTCTTGATATTCTGTATATAACAGTTGCATCTTCTAAGATACGTAATTGATTTAATGGTTTGATTGCTTTGTGTAGATGTGACAACACTATTCTATTATCTTCAGACATCATACCTGATGTCACATTAATAACTGAATCTCTTGCTATCTTAACACCTTGCTCACCAGCAGCAGCGGTAGGAGATCCACCAGGATAACCTGTGAATCCTTTTTCATTATAGATAAAATATTCTTCTTTTGTTTTCTGGATTGTTACAGCACCTGGTCCTGATTGAGCAGAAGCATTTCCAATCCTTTGCTTTTGAACTGTTCTTATCTTTTTAATTTTTCTTGGATCTATGTAACGTAATTCTCTAACACCATCTTCTGTATTGTCTCTATCTACTACTACATGATAGTATAATCTACCATCAATATACCAATGTCTAAAGATTTCATATCCTTTACTATTGAAATCTAATAGTCTTAATGTGTTATCAAATTCTTCACGTATAAGTTGTTTAAGTTTTGGACTACCTTCTAAGCTATCCAAATTCACTTCACAAATCTTATGCTCTTCTCCATAGACAATAGTCTCATTGACTATATCATCAATGGCAAGTTCACACTCTGGCTGTAAAGCCATACGTCTGTATCTTGTTATGAGTTCTGATTCGGTCCTGGTTGAGCCTTCAAGATCAACGTAGGTACCATAAGCACCGCCTTCTGCGACTGTTATAGCACCTTCGTCATCTATCTTTGGTGCAAAAGAACCTATATCTTCTTCTGTCTTTACACCTTTTCTTTTAAACTCAAACCCAAATAATTCCGCCATATCAATTTCACCTTTATATTTTCATTTTATATTTATGTGCCACCAGCATTACCGGTAACGCCACCAACCTCCCAATAATCATATTGGAATGTAACAGTAAACTCTTCTAAAGTATCTGTTGTATTCCAGTCTAAGTCAATAGGGCTTACTTCTGTTGGAAATAAACCATTGAATGTATAACTTCTCAACGGAAGACCAGTTTTCCCAAAATGGGTCACTGTTGCGTTTGCTTTATATAGAGATGGAGCTGATGTTCCAAATGAACGTAAGTTACCTAAATGTGAATTAATACTATTAGACCACTCTTCCATAGAGTTTCTAACAATCATATCTTCATCATTCATACAAGTAACTGTCCATTCAGCAAAAGTTCTGTCTCCAGCAATTTTTACTTTACGACCGAAGTATGGTACTTCGATTGTTCCTAATGTAGAAGCAGGCATTTGCGCTGCTCTACACATGAATGGAAATTTTAAATCCGCAGCTGCGTTTACAGGGTTAGTCAATGTCACCTGGAACAGGGATGGACGTGCGCCTCCAAGAGCTAGTTGGGATTTTATTTCGTTTATATTAAAAGCCATTATGCTTTCTCCTTTTACCTAACTATTTATCTTAGAATTGACCTGTTACTTCAGAGAATTCAACTCCTGTACGAACCGCTACAAAATTTAACTGAATAAAGTTAATTGCTCTAGCAGGTTTAATGAAGATATCTCCAACAAACCTATTTGTATCAATTACTTCAGCAGTGTTATTTGTTTCGTCACATACAACTCTAAAGTCAAATATACCTCTTCTACCTTGTACATCTCGTAAGAATGGTTCTACCAAGCTACGGAATTGTGCTCTAGTAAACTCATCATTGAATTCAAATAGAGTAAACTTAGCTGCAGTTGCTATTGCTTTCTCAAGAACAATGAATAATCTTCTTACATTAATTCTATCAAATGCACTTGGTTTAGCCAATAATGTTTTATCTCCAAACAATAATGTTCCTTGACCAGGTTGTGTAATAACAGGATTTACTTTATTCTTATAGAGATGATCTCTATCAGCTTTATCTGGATTGTATGGAAGTTTAATTACATTCTTCAATACACCTCTATTATATCCAGCAGGACTGAACCAAGGATCTCTTATGTCATCTGTTCTTACACAAAGACCAGCTATATCACCATTAAGTGGGATATATCTGTATACGTCATTATACTTATCGTATTGATATTTCCATCCGCTATCCATTACTGCATATGAACTTGGTGTTAATGATCCAGCAAAAGTTGCTACGTCATTAAACTCTCCACCAGTATTGTTTACTACATCAGCCTTTTCAGGTGAGCAGAAAACTACACAGTCTTTTCTGACATCAGCAATATTATCAATTAGATAATTTGGCCATTGTTCTCCATTAGTACCTCCTCTGGATAATCCAGCTACTACTAATGATATATCAACATCCTCTGGACTCTTGAACAAGTCAACAGCTAATGCTAATTGTCCTATTGCAATTGAAGTTTCATTTGGATTAGTTCCATCTGAACCAACTTGGAAGGAAGATGTAAATGGTATTACAGAGTTAACATAATTGTTTAAGTTTGCACCTGTATTTGAATATGTTTCTGCAGCAGTGTTAACATTAGAAGTTGCTCTAATATCTGTTCCGCCTACCCATACCCAATTAGATTGGTTATCTATAACATCTTTATAGTATATTGATTCACCACTTTCGTTCTTTGCATCAGATGCTCTTGATAGACCTTCCCATACTTCTAAAATATTATCTTTAACACCTGTGATCTGTCCATCTTCATCAGATATTACTATATGTAATTCATCATTAGCAGTATTGTTTGCTACGTTGTTTGACCAGTCAGTTTGACCTGGGGCTTTATCAATATTGTCTCTGTATTCCCAGAAACGTGTAACTCCACCTGAATTAATACTATCTCCTACAGTACTGTTTGCACTAAGGTCTGATGATAATCTATATTTTTGATCTAATGTAAATGATACGTTAGCTAGGAATGTTGTATCTCCATCTGCAAAAGTAGCTCCAGCTTGTACAGCACTCTTCGCTACAATCTTAGCTGTTTGATATCCAATAGTACTATTACCTAGACGTACTGTATCTCCAACTGTAAATACTGTTTGTGCAGTAGTCATAGCTAAATTAGCACCAACTCTTATAGTATTTTCTGCCTGAGCAGTACTATCTCCTGACTCACTACCTGATTGACTGAATAGTAATGTATTACTACCAACAGACATAGTTGCTACAAAGCCATTATTGGATCCAGCAACATCCATTGAACTGTTTGTTACACCAGTAAATGTACTTTCAAATGCTAATGCACTATCACATACACTGATTTTTAAACTATTACCTAATGCTCCTGGATACTTTGCTATGAAAGCAGCATCTGCAGCTGTAGATGATAATGTTAAACCATCGTGATGTTCTGAATTTTTAATTAAATCTGTTTGTGATGCTACTTCATTGTTTGCAACTGTTGATTGGTTTTGCAATACAGTTGAATTAATTGCATCAGATGGTATTGCTCTTGCTACATATAACTTATTACCATATGATAAAAAGTTTGCAGCTGTGAAAAATGTTACGAAGTTGGTTGAATCTGGCTCACCAAAGGTACTCGCTAACTCTTCTTCAGAAGATATTAGGCTTCGCTCTTCAGCGGGTCCCCATCTAAACCAACCAGCTAGGGCGCCTTCTGTGGTAGAAACTGCAGGTATAATGCCTGTCAGATCTACTTCGGAGACGTTTACGCCTGGACTAACTTGAAATCCCATGTCTTGTTTCTCCTTATATGACCTTTAGTGGTGCTTGTAATTTGGGCTTGTATTTATTTATAAAAATTGCAGGCTCGCAAATTAAATGATCATATAATAAAATAAAATTTTCCATACTAATTTCTGAAACTGGCATAAGAATTAGTACAACTCTCCTACTTATTATATTTTCTACAGAGTGAACTTGTTGTGTATTAAACACATACCACCCATTATTAAGATTATATTCACCAATACTATTCACTTGATCATAACGTACAGGTAAAGGAACTTCAATATCTTTTGTTCTTGCTTTGTCGTATAATACTGTTGTACAATCATCTCCACCAGATTCTATAACAAAATTAACACTAGCACCTTTAACTTTATCAAAATGTGGCGGGATGCAGGCTGGTTTAGTTGTAATATTTTTCATAATACCTATGATTGGAACTATATCCTCACCAAATATATCTTCATATTCTTTCATATATGGCTTTATTTGTTCTGCTTCTGGTCCAACAGTATACGGTACAAAGTCATGTGCAGCACTGTTAATGTTGGTTAATTCATTTAATTCATTTAAATAATGTGTTTTAGTACAAAATCGAGTACCTAACCATTCTCCTTCATTCTTTGCCCAACTATTAGAAAATAATTTTATTAATGTTTGAAGTTCTTTTGGTGGCGTTGGTAAATTTAATTTGTATGGTTTAAAAGATTCCTTGTGTATCATCTACATCCCACTCCGCATGTGTCAATAATGTATCTGCACCAAACTCATCTTTCTCTGCTACACTACCACCAGTTCCATCATTAATAAAACCAAATGGTAATACATCATCTTCAATTGCTTGTTCATTTTTATTATGTAAGTTCTTTCTTATGTCTATATCTGTTAACTCTTTAAAATATTCTTGATTAGATAACCATGCAAATAATACTAAACACATTACTAAGTCATCATTATATCCTTCTTCTGCTTCATAACTATTACCCTTTACAGAAAAAGCTGTAAGTTCTTGTAGAATATCAAAGTCATTTATTTCTAACTTATCATTCTCTATAATAGTTTTTAATGTAGCACAACCAACTCTTTTTAATTGTTTAGTAGTTCGTACACCCATTTGTTGTTGACCACCACCAAAGCCAGCATTAACTATCTGTCCTGCTCTACCTCTCCACTGTGCTGTCATTATAAATTCGTATTCGAGATCATGATGTAGTATGTCTGCTACTTGCTGACCTATGTCATTTATTTCTACAAGACAATATGCATTGTTATATTTTTTACCAACTTCATATATTTTATTAGGATATAACATAGGAGCTATAATATTACTTCTATAAGTACATACAACTTTATATGGTACAACACTGCAATCAATAACTACAAATGCAGAATAATCATTACCTATACCTCTTGATGTATCTACACATATAGCGTATACATGGTTTGGCCTAGGCTCTTCAAAAACTTTTACTTGATCTGATTTGAATATTGGTTCATGAAATACTAGTGCTCCTAACTTAGTGGGATGTATAAGCGTATTAGATGAACCTAAAAATTCACATTCAAACTCTACTCTAAATTGTTCTTCACTTGTATTTTGTATTGTTTGTTTTTTCCAAGCCTCATCTCTGCCTGGTACATCAGACCAATGTACTTCAATAGCTTCATACTCACTTCTATGTTCTACAGCATCTGTCCATATCTTATAGAAAAGATTCATACCTCTAGGAGTAGATGTTATCATAACTCTTGTTGTATTACCAGAAGAAATTGTAGGATAAGTTGATGCAAAGAACTCTTCTTGTTGATGAGCTGGTACGAATGCAAACTCATCTAAGTATATTAAGTTAAAAGAACCACCACGAACAGAACCTGATGATGTTGCACCTGCTAATATTTTAGAACCATTTTCTAGTTCTACATTACCTTTGTTCCATTCTACTATACCTTGTTGCATCCAATGTGGTAAGTATTCAAAACCTAATTGTATTCTATGTAATATTTCTCTAGCAGTTGCAGCTTTATTAGCTAATACTGCTACATTGAATGACTCATTGAATAATGCAAAGTGTAATATAAGAGCAGTCATAACAGTAGTCTTGCCAGACTGTCTAGGCATCTTACATATAGTAAACCTATTATCCTGTACACTTCTTATTATATTGTCTTGGAAATCATATGTTTTAAAGTTAATTAAACCTTCATCTACATTTACTATTGTCATATACTTAGTACAAAAATATAAAATATCTTTTGAGCATTTTGCTAATTCTTTAATCTGCTCTTTTGTGTATTCAATTTTTACATTAGCTTTTTTTAGTCTAGGATTACCAAGATATATTTGATCTTTACGTAACAATACCTTCTTCCAATAACTTTGTTCTATTTTTCATATGTGCTTCTTGTATATCATCTTTACTTTGACCATGATAGGCTACAGCATGTCCTTCTTTAATTAATATTTCTGTAGCAGTCATTTGATGCCAACCGTTTCCTTGTTCGTACTGTGCTACAAAATCACCTAAGATTCTACCAAACTTACCTTTCATATCTTCTCCACCTCTGCCAACCATAGTACGAAGATATACATCATCTTTTAATAATTCTTTTAACCTTTCTTTTGCAGCAAGACCAAATTTTTTTTCTTCTAAATCTCTAGTACGACTTTCTGGAGTATCAATACCATACAATCTTACTCTTTCATTTTTTAACCATACACCAAAACCTAGATCAATGTCAACATCAACGGTGTCACCATCTATTACTTTCAGTACTTCTACTCTATATTCATACATTATTTTTTTCCATTCTTAATTTGATCTATTGCTTTTTTATTTGCTGCTATCATATTATCTTGATTTAGATCTATTAACTCTTGAATTTTTTTAGCTTTTTCTTCAGGAGAGTCAAGATGTAACTCAGGATTAATAATTTTTTCTAGTTTTAAATTTTCTATTTTAGTATTAGGAACATATCTCCATACATAACCTGCATCTGAATATACACCAAACACAGTTTCTGTTATTCCTACTTTAACTATAACAGCAGGCTTACCATCTAATATAACATGATCACTCTCATTGAATGCTTTGTTCATTCTAAACTTCATACCTTTAACTAATGAAGTTACCCATTCTTTTAACCATAACGTAGCTACGAGTGATAATAGTAAAGCTATCCAAGGTACTAAGAATAGCGTGAGATCCATTGATGCTTGATCTATCATAATTTTTTCTTTCCTGATGGTACATCTCTTGCTGTACCTCCTAATAGTTTAGTTAACTCTGATGTGTTACCAACAAATAAATTATTGTTAATTGTTTTAGAATCTACATTATCATCTTTAAACAAATCTTTTGCTTTCTTTTGTAGATCAATCAAATCTCTATTAGTATCTGTTACAGTTTTTATTAGCTGTCCTGCAACTTCATATGCTCTAGGTGACTGACTTTGTTGTGCTAAATCTAATATACCTTCTAAAGCATCTCTACCTCTTTCAACTAAATGATACAAATTCTCTCTTGAGTAATCTAAATCTCTTTGAGATTGATCATCTTTAGGTGGCTCAACAACTGTAACTTCTTTCTTTTCATTTACAGCTGGAGTTATATCTAAAGACTTTGCTATTTTATCTTCTTTATGCTGATGTGTTTGCACTGAACCATTCCTCAAAATCATGTATATATCCGTAATTATCATCTTCATCTATACTATCTATGCCAACTGATAACGACGCATTTGATGTTGGACTTCCATTTGCTAATAAACCAGGTGTAGTTGTTGTTCTACTATGTAAATAATATCCAGCTGATGAAGAATTTGTTACATTAACATTTGCAACTACTGTATTAGCTGGATGAGAGTTTGCATATATTGTTGAAGTATCAACGTGGGTCATAACATTAGCAAGTTTAATAACACCTGTTTTTCTAACAGGACCCCAGAAGTAACCTTTCAATGTAAAGTTTAATGTATGTATTAAAGCTCTTCTAGTTTCAAAATCTGCTTCATACGTATCTGATGCACTCACACTATTAAGTACAATAGGTATATCTTGTTTCCAATTCATCTCTGGAATTAAATTCATAGTAACAGACCATTCAGGTGTAAAGAATGGTAATATTTGTTCTATCAATCTTGTAGAATCTTCTGCAGCTTTTGTCATAATATTTAATTCAAAACCTATATCATATGGTACAGGACTATATGCAGCATACAATTTCTTTTTGTCATCTGTATATGCAGAAACATTTCTATGAATTTTATTTAATTTTCTTTCAGGAGCATAATTATAAGAAGTCATTTCAAATGACATACGTGGTAAAGTTATAGCTACCTTTCTATTAAGATCAGGATCTTGTTCTAATCTAGCTAATGCTTTTTCTCTAGGACCGTATGCTAATGGTACTTTTATATTTTGTATTATGTTACCAGCTGAATCTTTTCTTTGTACAATAAGATCATTAAATAAAGTACCAAATACTATTACATATTTACGTAAATGATTATGTTGAAAATCGTGACCAAACATTAGAAAGTACCACCTTCACTAAATGGATCAGAATCACTAAAATCTATAATCGCATCTGCATCTGTTTCTAATTGTATGTTATCAGAATCTGTTATTGTATCAAAGTCTCTATCTGATTCTGAGCTTGCATCACTTCTATCTTCAGCTTCTGATAATATTCTATTACCTTCTTCTGTAAATAAAGGTGTTATGCCATCTTGTAATAATAGTTGAGTGTCTACAAATATATCAGTACTATGTGTATCCATTATAGTATCAACTTCATTAAATCCAGTATTCATTCTTTCACCAGCATACTCAAACAATTCGCAAGTAATATCATAGAATTGTAATGAACCCATTTGATAAAATACTGGCTCATGCTCTACAAATTTTATTTCAAATATTTTTTTATTTAATGGAAGATAAATTAAATCACCTTCTCTTGGTCTTGATATTGATTGATCTGCTTCTATTGTTTCACTAAACTCACGACGAGCAACAGAGAATGTAATTCTATCTCTAATTTCTACACCAAATTTACTTAAAAAATCTCCTTCACCTTCAAAACCATCTACGTTTCTAATATAC